GCAACGGTTCGCGTGTATCAGGCGAACACCGAGTACGTGTGCGACATTGACGACATCTACACCACGACCGGATTCATCTTGAAGACCTCGACGTTCGCTGACGGAAACTTTGATGTCACCTGGTCGGCAACCGATGTGCAACTTGAACCGTTGAACGGATACTTGGATGGCATCGAATGGTCGTTCAACAAACTGCGTGCCATCGGCGACTACCTGTTCCCAACTGTGAACGCCAACTATGGTGAGCAAGCCCTAGTACAAGTCACCGCCCGCTACGGCTGGGCCGCTGTGCCGTCACCTGTGAAGCAGGCTTGCATCATCCAATCATCACGACTGTTCAAACGCCTAGACAGTCCGCTCGGTGTTGCCGGGTTCGGTGACTTGGGTGCGATTCGCGTCTCTCGGTTCCTTGACCCTGACATGGCTCAGCTTGTCGAGCCATACCGACGGATGCGAATGTTTGCCTGATGCCAGCAACACCAAGCCAAGTCAAAGACGGACTGAAAGTTCGGATTGAAACCATCCCTGGGTTGCGTGCGTTTGATTACCAACCTGAGCAGGTCAACCCTCCGTTCGCCTGGCCAACACTGGACGAGATTCGATACCACCAGACGGGTATGGGTTCGGGTGGTGTGGTCATGGATTTCACGGTCACCATCGTCGTGTTCCGTCAGTCTGAACGCACAGCCCAAGAAGCGTTGGATCAGTACACAGCGTTCAGCGGTGCCCAGTCGGTGCGTGCAGCCATCGAAGCAGACCGAACCTTGGGTGGTGTCTGCGACGATCTGATTGTCGGGTCGGCTAGCAACTTCACAAACATTGACGCCAACGACACCCTGTATCTGACGATGGACTTCAAGGTCACGGTGTACGCTTAGACCATGGCAAAGTATCTCGTATCTGGACCCTTCCCCGTCAGCGGCGTAAAGCCTGGCGGTCATGTGGACGGCAGCGGCATTGACAATGTAGAGTTGTTGATTGCGGCAGGCATCATCACGCCAGTCGTAGAAGAAGTTTCAAAACCCTCAAAAGCCGCTAAGGCAGGAGAATAACAGTCATGGCAAAGTTAGTCCTCAAAGACGCGAACATCTCGTTCAACGGCACCGACATCTCAGCGAACGTCGCCAGCATCACGCTCTCGACCTCTGCTGCTGAAGTTGCAACAACTGCCTTCGGGTCGTCCGCAATCACACGAGTATCCGGTCTGATTGACAACTCGGTCACGATGTCGATCCACAACGACTACAACGCCATCGACGGATTGTTCTTCCCACTCGTCGGCTCCACCGCAGTCACCTGCGTCGTGAAGCCAAACGGCACCGCTGCCGCTTCCTCGGCCAACCCGAGCTACACCTTCAGCGTGCTCGTCACCGAATGGACTCCAGTGAACGGTGCAGTTGGCGAACTCGCCACCGCAGACGTCACGTTCCCCATCTCCGGTGCAATCGTGAAGAGCACCGGCGCCTAGTTCTAATCACTTCACCCTGCGGAGGTAATACATGAAACTTGGATTAACCGTTCACGGAACGGACGGCAAGAAACGATTGGCTGTTGTCGCATTTCCCGACTTCGTCAAATACGAAGAAGCACACAACGTGTCAATGGCCCGTGTCGAAGCGGAGATGAAAGTGCGTGACCTTGCCTGGTTGGCTTGGCATTCCGAGAAACGCAACAAAATCACAGCACTCGATTTCGAGGGTTGGATTGAAACTGTTGAACAAATCTCTGCCGAAGGAGAGGACAGGATTGTCCCTTTGGAGAGCACTCAGCCCACTGGTTGATCGCCTATTTGGCGTGCGAGACGGGCATCGCCCCATCTCTACTGTTGGCTGAGTCACCTCGGATGCTTTACACATTGCAGGCGTATCTGCGTTGGAAAACTGTGAAGCAGAATCCGAACACGACCTACAATCGTTGACATGGCGAACAAGATTGCTGTCGGTCGAGCAGATGAAGTTGCGTTCTCTGCACCTGGCTTGTTCCAGTTCTTGCGCGAAGCCTCGCAAGCGTTGCCTGAGTTCAATTACGAGATGCGTAAGGCAGCTGAGCAGGTTGCTCAGGTTGTTGTCGATAGGGCTAAGAGCAACGCTGCTGGGCAACCCAAGCATGGTCCTTCTCGCCCTGGGTCGTCGGGCCGGTCTCAGGCTGCTGCGGTAGCAGACGGTTTGCGTGCTCGACGCGACCGTATCCCAACCATCAAGTTGGATTCGAAGAGCGGCTTCGTGTCAGCTTCTCGTCCGAATCGGAAACGAAAGAACAAGGTGACTCGTGGGCAGGTGTTCTTTGGTGCCGAGTTTGGTGGCCGTCGCCGACCGACCACGCAACAGTTTCTACGGCATCGTGGCCGTCAGGGCTACTTCTTCTGGCAGGCTGTCCGGGACAGCAAATCGTTCGTTGTGAGCGAGTATTCGGACGCTATTGAGCGGGTGTTGAAGAACCTTGCCAAGGGTGCTGAGTGACGCTACGCTGACCTACGGAGGAGCCCGCCATGTTCCCAGAAGTCAAGTTGGACAATGTTCGCGCCGTCAGGTTCGACTACGTCAAAGCTGTCGTACCCAAGGAGTTCGCTGGTAGTTGGGTGCAGTTGTTCTGCCGTCTGTCAATCCGTAAGGAGACACGACGCAAGGACCAGCGTGCGTTGTGGTCGCCTGTCATCTACAAGCCGGGCACGAACCGAGCGAACCGCAACGTCGAGGCGGTGACATGTCTGGTGGTTGACATGGACGGTGAAGCGTTTGACCATGCCCGTCTAGACGGGTTGGAGTGGATGGCGTACACCACTTGGTCGCATCGCCCTGGTGATGAGCATTGGCACTTGGTGCTGCCACTCAAAGACCCTGTGCCTGCCGACCGTTGGACTGAGGTGTGGACTGCGTTGCATGAACGCATCAACGTCGTTGGTGACCCAGCAACGAAAGACCCGGCACGAATCTTCTACCTGCCGCAGTATCAGATGGGGCGTGCACCAGATCGTCGGTTCGGTCACGGTGAACGTCTTGATGCTGGGTTGGGTGAACTGTTTGTGCCACCTCGGTTGCATGTCGGCCCGATGCCGAAGGCTGTGCAATCAACTTCTCGCAAGGTTGCCTACTGGCAAGATGAGTCGTGGTGGAGCGAACCACAGGATTTGAGTCGGTTTGCTGGCTTGACTCAGGAGCAGATTGCTGGCAGGTTGTTGACTGAGTTGCGTGACTTGCGAAAGTCGATGACTTTGGACTGAGTAGAATCGTGGCTCATGGCCGTTGAGCGTTCATTCTTAGTCAAACTTATTGCCGACCCTCGGCAGTTGATCGCAGGCTTCCAACAAGTTCGTGGTGCTGCTGGGGAAGCGTTCGGCGAATCAGGAGCGAAACTTCAAGAGCTTGTCCCAGTATTCGGCAAGGTGCAAGCTGCGTCGGCGATTGCGTTTGCAGGCATTACCGCAGCCGCAGGGCTGTCGATAAGTGCAGCGGTGCAGGCTCAAGCCGAGCAGGAACGACTCCGCCAGATTCTTCTCACTACCGGGGCGGCAACCGACGAGCAGGTTGACGCTCTGCTTGCCCAGGCTGACGCATTGCAGCAGGTCGGTGTTGCGTCTGCTGGGAACATTACGGTGGCGCAGGCGCAGCTTGCCACGTTTGATTTGCAGTTTGAAACTATTGAGAAGTTGACGCCAGCAATCGTTGACTACGTCATCGCTGAGAAGGGTGCGACGGCAACCGGAGAAGATTTCAAGTCAATGACGAACGGCCTGGCTCAGGCGTTGAACGGCCAGTTCGGTGCGTTGACCCGAGCAGGTTTCGTACTTGACGACAACACCAAGGCGTTGATTAGCAACGGGACAGAGGCTGAGCGTGCCGCTGCGATTGTTGATGTCTTGTCCTCGACGTATGGAGGTTTCAATGAGGCTGCTCGTGAGACCGCTGAAGGTCGGATGGTGGCGTTGCGTAACAGCTTTGATGATGTGCGAACCAACATCGGTACGGCACTCTTACCAGCGTTTGAAGCGATTGTCGCTGCACTCGGCAAGTTCTCCGATTTCGCTGCCCGCAACTCAGAAGTCATGGTTGCCCTGGGTGCAGGGTTCGCGGTTGTTACCGGGGCGATTGTGGCGATGTCGATTGCGTTGAAGGTCATGGCCGTGGCAGCCGCTTTGGCGGCAGCGAAACTTACCCTGTTCGGTGTTGCCCTTTCAGCAACCGGTATCGGGGCAATCGTTGTTGTGATTGGGTTGTTGGTGAGTGCGTTGGTGTTGGCTGCGATGAAGTCGGAAGGATTCCGAAAGGTTCTAGTCACGCTGGTCAACGTTGCAATCGCAGGGTTTGAGATGTTGGTCAATGCGGTCATCGGGGTCATCAACTCGTTTATTCAATGGGGCAACGTCGTTGGTGATGTTGTCCGATTTATTGGCATCAGTCTGCCGAGGACGGCGACTATTGGTGAAGTGTCTTTCGGTCGTATCAAGTCTGGTGCCGATAAAGCGGCTGGAGCAATCAGAGGGATTGGTGACGCCTCGGATGCCGCTGCTCGACGTCTCGCTGCTGCGAACCTTGAAACAGGTCTAGTGTCTGTTGCCCAGGCTGAAGCGAAGTTGGCGCAAGAAACAGCTCGGGTGAACCAATTGCGTGCTCAAGCGTTGAAGGGTGGCGCATCTATTGAGGTTTTGAATCAGGCACTCAAGGATCAGTCGTCTGCTCAGTCGGTGCTGAATGCGTTGTTGGGTGATACAGCCAAGAAGACCGGTGGGTCAAGTCGAGCGACAGCGGAAGCAATCAAACCTTTGGATGCGTACACCAAGGTGTTGAAGTCGGCCCAAGGTGCGTCAGATTCGTACAGTCGTGCCCAGCGTGGGGTTCGTGACACCCAGAAGTCGTTGACGAAAGCGAACGAGGATTTGGCTGCTGCCCAACTGGCGTTGCTTGAAGCGCAGCAGGGTGGCACGACTGGTGAGATTGGGGACGCTCAACGGGCGGTTGCTGCTGCTGAGCGTGGGGTGACTCGCTCGAAGTTCGCCTCGGAGCAGTCAATCTTTGCGGTTGGTGAAGCTGAACGGAAACTGGCTGCGGTTCGTGCCGATGCGGAGTCAACAGCCCAGGACATTCGTGAGGCTGAGATTGCGTTGGCTGAAGCGAAGTTGCGTGTCGTTGACCAGGAAGATGAGCAGATCAACAGCACTCGTACGTTGGAGAAGGCGCAACGGGATTTGCGTATCGCTACCGAAGGGTTGCGTGAAGGTGACGCAGAGTTGGTGACGTTGCAGAAGGCTGTCACCGATGCTCAGGATGCTCAGACTCGTGCTCATGAGGCGAACACGGATGCAATCAAAGCGGAGACTGACGCGGTTGAGGATTACCGTATTGCGTTGGATGAGTTGGCGACAGCCATCATCAACTTCCCGAAGGTTGCAGCCCGTATTGGTTCACCTGACTTGGTGCCGATTGTGCCGACACCGTCGCCCGGTGGAGGGTTCAACGGTGGCAACGGTCAACGCATCTTGCCGGACACGGTGGAGATTACGGTCAATTCGAGTGTTGTGAATCCGTTGCAGGTTGCTCAGGAGATTCAGGACTATCTTGACATCTTGGCGCGTTCTAACGGGCAGTACGCGTTCTAGGCGATGGCTAAGACAGCAATCTGGGGTCAGACCTACAAGGTCTTGTTGGACACGGGTTTGTTGCAGGATGCGTTCACGCTTGACTCCTCGACGCTGAACGGTGCCGATGTGTTGGATGGTGTCGCTGACTTCGCTGACGTCACCGAATACGTCCTCAACGTAGGCATCCAGCGTGGCCGTTCAACCCAGTTGAACTCCATGAACGTCGGACAAGCAACCATCATCCTCGACGACAAAGCAGCCGATCGTGCGTTCGACCCGGCGAACACCGCATCCCCATACTTCCTCGGCACATCAGGAATCGCCCCACGACACTTCGTGCAAATCTACGGTGGGACAGCAGCCCAAGAACCGTTGTTCATCGGCCGCATCAACGACCTCGACATTGACTACAAACAGCCAGACAACTCGTTCGCCCTAGTCACCTGCGTCGATGACCTATCGTCACTCGCCCGCACCAACCTCATCGGGTTCAACCCGTCAGAAGAACTCACATCGGCACGCATCAACACCATCCTTGACCGACCCGAAGTTGCGTTCTCCAGCGCAACCCGCAGCATCGCCACCGGTGTCGCAACACTCGGCACCGTCGCCTACGACTCCAACGACAACGTCAAATCAGTCATCGACGCAGTTGCTCTGGCAGAAGACGGACGCTTCTTCGTGAACCGTGGCGGCACCGCAGTATTCCAGCCACGCATCTCATTCACGTTCAGCACAGCCACCGTCCAGTTCAGCGACACCGCAGGCCCCGAGATTGCCTACCAAGAGCTGTCGGTCGGCTACGGAGCTGAGACGCTCTACAACCGTGTCCAGGTCGGCGTGCAAGGCTTCTCCGTATCAACAGCCGTTGACTCGACATCAACGACCGAGTTCGGTATCAGCACCCTCAGTTTGACTGACGTGCCGTTGAATGGTCAGGCTGCCGGGGATTCGTTGGCTGCGAACCTGCTCGCCAAATACAAAGACCCCGTGTTCCGCTTCAACGAGATTGGGGTAACGCTCAACGGGTTGAGTGCCGCTGACGCTCAGACCGTGTCCACGCTCGACATCGGAGACCT